TGCGCTCAAACAGCGTGTCGTACACCCTGAACCACATCACCAGAACGGGGGATTTTTGCCATTCGCTGTGCGAGCAGTACACAGGAGTTGCCCCGCCCGCTTCGATAGGTGGGAGTGTGTTTCGGTGGAACACGACATCGACGTTGCCGGTCACCGAGCAAAAGACGATCTGTATACCGTTGGTGAACCCTGGGCAGAATCCCAATGGGTGCCAGGTCTCTGCTAAGGCCTCGCAGTGTTGGTCCGTAAGCGCTGGGCTGTCGCAATGCCAGGGCGGCGGGACATACAACGGGAGCGACTGCGACCCGCTCGCAAGCACGGTGGTGGCCACGACCACATTGACGGTGTCTACGAGCACAGCAACGACTGCGCCGTGCACTGGATTCGTGGGCGAGGTGAACGGGGTCACAACATGTGTGCCGCACGTGCCGCCGTCTGGTTTGTCGTCGTCGACCCCGGTCATGATCACAACGACGAGTTCAACCGGCGCGACGACGACCTCAACGAATACCACCACAAGCACTGTGGACTGCAACACTGTCGGGACGTGTGTGGTAACGACAACCGTCACAAGTAGCAACGGCACGACGACGGCGACGACGGCCACCGTAAACAAGGACGCGTACTGCGCGTCGAACAAGACATTGCGGGTGTGCGGGGGTGATGGTGAAGGTAGCGAGTCGTCGTGGGGCGGCACGTGCGTAGCAGGGTTCACGTGTAGTGGGGACGCTGCGTTGTGCGCGGTGGCGCGTGCCGTGAATGAGCAAAAGTGTTTGCTGGATAAGCCGTCCACGGAAGCAACCGCGTACGAAGCGGCAAAGGCGGACAAGTCATCAACCGGGCTCGGGTCAACGACAGTGGCCTTGTCGCCCGCCAGTTTCAGCCAGGTCGATCTGTTGGCAGGCAGTGGGTGCATAACAGACAAGACGGTCGTTGTGATGGGGAAGACGGTCGTACTTCCTTTCTCTGGCCTATGCCCGCATTTGGCGGCCATCGGGAATATTAATGTCGCCGTCTCGCTGCTTGTGGCCATGATGATTGTGTTCCGGAGGGGTGTGTGATGCCGTTATTTGTAGCTTCCCTGTTGGGCGGGCTGGTCAATGTTGCCGGGTCGGTGGCCGGGCAGGTTCTTCTTTCGTTGGGGTTCGCAGCTGTGACTTATACGGGGCTGAGCACTACACTCGATTTCTTAAAAGCTGAGGCTCTGGGGCGAATCACGGCGCTTCCGGCCGACGTGGTTGGCCTGCTGGCCACTATGAAAGTGGGCGTGGCGTTGTCCATCGTGGTGTCAGCGTTGACGGCCCGAATGTTGTTGGCGGGTCTTTCCGCTGGTGGCGCGATTTCGCGGCTCATTAAGACTAGCTGAAGCTGATGATTTATCTAACGACCGGCGCGAACGGCGCGGGGAAAACGCTTTTGACGCTCCGTGACGTGCGAGAGCAGCAGCTCCGGGAGAATCGGCCTGTGTATTTTCATGGGTTCGAGGCCGGTGAGGTGATCACCAGGGAGTTCGGTTGGTTACCATTCAAGCCCGCAGAGTGGCAGGATTTGCCCGACGGCTCCATCTGCGTTTTCGATGAGTGCCAGAACGAATTTCCGCCGCGTAAGAGTGGCAGTGAGGTGCCCGCGTATATCAACGCAATAGCGCAATTTCGGCGGAAGCGCGGGTTTGATTTCTGGCTGATCGCACCGCATCCGATGTTGTTGGACAACTTTGTCCGGCGCCTAATCGAAAACCCCTCGTTCCACCGGCACTTAAAGCGTGCAGCCGGGGCTCATCTCGTGAGTGTTTTGAAGTGGAATCACTGTGAGACTCAGGCCGACAAGCCGGGATCGGGGGCATCGGGTGAGGTGACGATGACGCCGTACCCGAAGGAGGTGTTCCAGTGGTACAGGTCGGCGAGTTTGCACACAGGTAAGCGCAAGATACCTCGCGCGATCTGGGTCGTCCTTTCTACCATGGCCATTGTACCGTTCTGTGGCTGGCTTGCTTGGTCCAAACTCATGGCGGTGCCCGACGCCGTGAAGGCGCGCACCGGGCCTGTCGGCGCGGCAGCTGCGCCGCTGGCGGGCGGGGCGGTCCCGGGACAGGCTCGGGCTGTCGTGGGCACGGGCGCAGTTCGCTCGATAACCGAGGCAACAGCCGATTATCTCGCTGCTCGGATTCCGCGCCTGGGGGGTTTGCCGCACACAGCACAGGTGTATGACAAGCTGACGGATCCAGTGGATTTACCGTATCCAGCGGCTTGTGTGGCTGGGCGGTTGCCAGTCGCTAACCGTGTCGACGACTGCCGCTGCTGGACTACGCAGGGTACGTTGTTACAGACGCCTGTGGACCTGTGTCGACAGATTGTGGCGCAAGGCTACTTCATGGACTGGCAGCACGCGGCGCGGCCGTCTGGGGTGCTTTCGCCAGGCGTGCCTGGTGGTGCGCTTTCGCCAGGCGTGCCTGGTGGTGCTGCGGCCTCGCTGGTGACGGTGCCCGTCGCCCCGGCGCGCGTGCCGATGTCTGGGGCCTCGGCGCCCGTGCTCGTCGTTGTGTCGTCTCAACGGCCCGAACCTGCTGCAGCTGACAGCGGCCGGGACTATGAGGATGGGCGGCAAGTTCGCGCAAATCGAGCGGGGAGCATGCGTGTTCACTGATCAGCAGGGGGACCCGTTGCAAACGGGGCGGGGTATCGGGGCAGCAGGCCCTGATGTCAGCGTATCGGCTGGGACGGCCCGTTCAAGGAAAGGGTTGGCCGTCCTGAGCTATCGGAGCCGCGCCGGGGGCGGTAGCCCGGCGCGGCCCGCGAAGCGGGCCGCTAATTTATTACTAGAACACTTTGGGACCGAGACAGTGTTTTAGCCAGAAAACACCCCCGCGATGCTTGGCGGCATCCGGGGGCGGTGATCGCAGTAACAGACAAGGGCTATGCGATGCAAAGAATTGTAGACGGAATCTGCTACGAAGGGCACCGGGTCTCCAACGCGTGGGATGTGTCCATCTGGGAGTCGGCGGGGCATCGGGAGGTATCGGCGCGGCAGGTTGTCGAGTGGACGGAATTGGGTCCGGTGCCGCCGCTCGGCCAGCTCGACCCGGTCGCGGATGCGGAGTACATCGAGGAATGTGCTGCTCGGAGCTTGAGAAAGGCCGCTCAGCGCGCGCAAACAGCCTGTCGTAGGGTAATCAAGTCCGAAGGGTTTTCCGAGCTGCTAACCATCACTTATCGCGAGAATCAGACCGACCGGGGTTTGTGCAAGGTTCACTTCAAAGCGTGGGTGCGGGCGATGCGGCGTAACCTCGGCGGTGAATTCCGATACTGTGCCAGTTTCGAGCGGCAGGATCGAGGGGCCATGCATGTACACGTGGCTTGTCATAAGTTACCCGAGCACGTGACGCATAAGGGCGTGAAGATCGAAGCGTTTCGGCTCGGGACCGCTGTTTGGCGGTCCATTGTCGGCGCGGACAATGGCCTGGTCTTCGTCGGCGGCAAGAAAAAATGGTCGCGCGGAGCCCGGCGCCGGAATTTGAGCCCCGCAAAGATGGCGACGTACGTCGCGAAATACATCATGAAGGACTACGCTGAGGCGCCGCCTGGTAGCAATCGATACAGCGCGTCAGAGGGGCGGGAGCTGGTGAGGCCCGTGCACGTCCGTCTCGTGGGTGTCGGGCTTGCTGAGGCTATCGGCGCTATGTTCGAATGCAAGGATGGTGACGTCGTGGTGTCGCACCGGCTCGGCTCATTCGGGGATACCTATTGGCTGTGTACTGAGCGCGACTGGCGAACGTAGCCGTTACACGTTCGCGTTTTTATACGCCGTATAAAGCGCCACCCATGGTCGGGGGGGAATAGGTCAGGCTGCCAAGCAGGAGCGCGGCGAGAGCGAAGGCTTCGCCAATCCGACGCGATGACTTTCCCAAGAGTTCGCGCAGTTGGTCTCCGCGGTGAGTGCCTGCGGTCTGCGCCAGTGTGGCGCGCACGAGCTCCTGAGTGGCGTCCTCGCCTGCGAGTCCGGCGAGGCGTGCGCGGTCGTGGGGCATGCACGTTCGTGCGCCGGACTTCCATCCGCTGATATGTTGCTGCGGTAGACCTAGCAACTTCGCCAGTTTGTACCCGCTGCCCGCGTGGTCGGACGCACGCGCGATGAGGGCTAATAAGGCTTGATCCGGGGCTTGCATACGGCTGAGCTTCCGTGTTACCTTCGGAGGTTAGTAGTAACCAGACCACGGTTATTACGCACCTATGGGGGTAATTATGAGCCGAACAGCCGCTGGAGTCACCGATGCCGAGTACAGGCGTTGCGTGGCAGTGTCTTTGGTTTCCGCCGCTGGCGCACTCCTGGTATTTCTGCTTCTAGTTTGCATCGGGGCGGCGTCGATCATGTGGCGCGTGTGAGCGCAGCTCCGAGGCTCGTTGTAGTAACGGGGCTCGGAGCCGCGCTTCTGCGGTGTCTGCTTCAAGGCAAAACTATGCAATCCATTGTCGAAATTCTGGTGATCAACACCAAAGAGGGTGTGTCCAAAAAAGCGCCCTTTGCTCCGTACAAGATTTCTGAGGCGCATTGCGTGCTGCGCAATGACGACGGGACCGCAGGCGCGGTCGGTGTGCTTACGATTCCACGAGCGCTAGAGGAAACTGCAAAAGTCGGCCTGTACACGGCAGGTTTTTCTCTCGAGGCGAAGACGTTCGGTGAGGATGCGGGGAAGATCGTCGCGCAATTGAAGTCCTTGACGCCGATTCCGGCCCGTCGCACGGCTGCGCAGGGGTAAGCAAGTGCAGACGTTGATCACGGCGACCGGCGGCTTGCTCCTTTGTGTCGTGTTCCTGTGCGCGGCGCTCGTTGTGCTCGGGCGCGTGTGTCTGGGTGACGAGTGATGCGTAGTTGGTTCGTGGGCGTCGTGCTAGCGGTGATTGCGGCATTGGCGCGGGCTGACTATCAGGTGGGGGGTGGCGCGCTGCCCGCTGTGCGTGGGGGGACTCCTGCCGCCGCCTGCGCAATCATGAGTGGGTTTGCCTGGGAGTATTGGGCACCAGCGAGCGGCGTGCTGTTCTACCGGATCGACGCAGGTAAGTGCGTGGCGTCGCTGACAGACGGCGGCGTGGTCATCAGTAATGGTCCGTCGTTGGACATCGTTGACTGCACGGTGAACTCGTGCGTCGCGGGCGTTGCGGGCACAGGCGGTGCGGTTCGCGGGTGGCTTGGCTATAACAACTACTCGGCGGGCGGGGGCGGCGGTGCGTCGTCAGTCACCCTAGTGCCTCCGGATATTCTCAATATTTCGCCAGAAGGTGGAGCACAGATCGCAGGCGCCGTCGCTGCGATATGGGCCGTTGGGTTAGCGTTCGCGCTGTTCTTACGGACCATTCGGGAAACTGACGGCAATTCATCAACTTTGGAAAAGGACTAACTCTCATGAAAACTCTCAACTACGCTCGGTCGTTGGCGACGTTGGCGCTCGCGGCTGCCGGCACCGGCTCGGCGATGGCAACAGCTGTGGACGTCACGTCGATCGTGACCGCGATCGGTGAGCAGGCCGTGCCGGTGGCCGCGATTGGCGCGGCGGTGCTCTTGCTGTTCGTGGGCATCAAGGCGTTCAAGTGGGTGCGTAAAGCGCTTTCTTGATCCGCTGATAGCAGTGGACCCCTGGGGACGCTCAGGGGACTTCCTAAAGCGCCCTGGTGGGCGTTTCATGAAGGACCGGTATGGGACTCTTTGTAATCTTGGCAATTCTGGGCGCGGTGTGGCTTATATTCCGCGCCGTGTAATCGGGCTTTTACTCGCGCTCGTTGGGTGCGTCGCGCCCACAGTGGCCAGTGCCCACATGTGCACGCAATACGCGTTTTCCAGCAACGGCAGCACCTCAACGACAGGCAACTGGTATCAGAGCTATCAGCAGACCTGCAACGACGCCCTCGCGTGGCTGCAGAGCCAATGGGCGGG